TTGGGAAGAGCAATGGCAAGACATAGGTGATCTTATGTCTCCAAATAGAGGCGACTTTGTTGCGTTGCGGTCTGTAGGAGAAAAGAAAAGAGAAAAAATCTTTGATTCTACTCCTGTACGTGCATTAACAAGATTCTCTTCTGCAATGCACAATCTGCTAACACCTTCAGCGCAACATTGGTTTGAACTCCAACTCCGAAATAGAGAATTAGGAAAAGAACGAGATGTTCAGCTTTGGCTGGAAGAAGTTACTAGGGCTTTAATGGATGCATTTACAAGACCTAATAACAATTTCCATCCTTCAATGCATGAATACTTTTTAGACCTTGGTGCTTTTGGTACTGGTGTCATGTTTATAAAAGACATACCAGCAGAAGGGCCATATTTTATGACATTCCCTTTATATGACTGCTATCTAGCCAAGAATGAAACAGGCAGGATTGACACAATCTTTAGGGTTTATGAGCATACGGCAAAAGAATTAATGGAATCTTTTGGCGAAGATAATATGCCTGAAAAGGTTCTTGCAACAAAAGAAAAGAACACCATATATGACAAGTTTGCCTGCTGTCACGTAGTCAAACCTAATTATGCTTTTAACGAACCACCTCAAAATCAATTCAAGTTTACAAGCATATATTTTATGCCTGAAGAAAAGAAGATATTAAGCGTAGGTGGTTTTAACGAATTTCCATTTATTTGCAGTAGATGGGAAAGAAATTCTTTGGAAACATACGGAAGAGGATGCGGAGGCGAAGCTCTTTCTGATGTTAAGATGCTTAATGAGATGGAAAAAACTTATCTCAAAGCATTACAGAAAATGGTAGATCCACCATTGATGGTTCCAGATGACGGATTTATTAATCCTGTCAGGACAACGCCAGGAGGCTTGAACTACTATCGAACTGGTCTAAGTAAAGATGAACGCATATTCCCTTTACCTGCAATGCAGAGATTGGATTATGCGGAAAACAAAATGAATCATGTCAGATCATCCATTGAAAAGGCATTCTATCTAGATTTAGTGGAATTGCCTGGCCCTACGGCACAAGATGGAGATGTTTTGAGGTTTACGGCAACGGAGATTCAGGCTAGACAAAGAGATAGGATGCAGATTCTTGGACCTTTGGTTTCAAGGCAAGAAATAGAATTGCTTGGTCCAATGATAGAAAGAACAGTAAGTATTATGATGGCAAATGGTATGTTGCCACCTGTACCTGAATCTTTGCAAGGAGTTCAAGAATTCAAGATTGAATACAAGAATCCCATATCTATAGCAATGCGTGGATATGAGCTAAACAGTATTTCTCAACTGATACAGTTCTTGTCTCCACTTGCACAAATAGATCCAACTGTAATGCAAAGATTGGATACTGCTAAAATTGCACAAATTGGGGCCGAGATCCTGAGAACACCGCCATCTGTAGTTAAAGATGAACAGGAATTTGCCAGAGAACAGCAAGCACAAGCAGAACAGCAAGCTATGATGGCACAACTGCAACAAGGGCAAATGGTTGCACAAACAGACGAAATCTCTGCAAATGCAGAAAAATCGAGAGCGCAAGCATCTCAAATTATTGCTGGTGGTTAATGTTAAATAACAAAGAAAAACGAAGACGAGCAACTTATAAAGAAGTATTCGCAACTGAAGCAGGTAAAGAAGTTCTTGACGATTTGATGAAGTCAAATTATTTTTTTACCAGTACACAAACAGGGGATTCTCATGAAACTTCTTTTAATGAGGGTCGTAGATCTGTTATATTAGCTATATTAAATTACGTATCTCTAGATATAGAGAAAATTCAACAACGCATGAAAGACAGTTATGAGCGAGGAAGCAGTAGCGACTTCGACAACTTCTGAAGCAGTAGAAAGCACAGGAGCCGAAGGAGCATCTACTTTATTAGCAGGTGGAGAGGGCGTAGCTCAACAAGCTTACGGCAATCAGTTTGATTACTCTCAAATGCCTGATGGTTTGGCGCATGAACCTTCTCTACAGAATTTCGATACTGTAGATAAGTTAGCCAAGTCTTATGTGAACCTAGTTAAAAAAATGGGGGTTCCTGCCGAACAGTTAGTACGATTACCAGAGGCAGGACAACCTATGGATGATGTCTACAATGCTTTAGGTAGACCAGAATCCGCAAACCATTACAATCTGGAGAATTATGCTCCAGAACAAACAGAGTATTTTAGAGGTCTAGCCCATCAGCTAGGCTTAAACAATCAACAAGCCCAAGCACTTTTTGATGCACACCAGCAAACTATTGATGGTATGCAGAATCAAGATGCAGAAGCATTTGAGCAATTTGAGGTTGAAAACTTAAAAGCCCTCCAATCAGAATGGGGAGATAACTTTAATAGTAACCTTGAACTTGCTCGTAGAGCTTTCATGAACTTTGCTACTCCTGAAGCAGTTGAAGTTCTTGAAAAAACAGGATTGGGTAATCACCCAGAAATCCTTAAATTGTTCAGTCAGGTTGGATCTATTTTGCAGGAAGATTCTATCTTGCCAGGATCTAGCCAAGCTGTATTAGGTGGAATGAATTCTGCCACAGCCCAAGAAACGATGAATAGCAAGTTGTCAGATCAGGAATTCCGTACTGCATATCTGGATCAATATCATCCAAATCATGCAAACGCAGTTAAAGAAATGACAAAGCTTCATGAGTATATTGGGTAATTCGGACCCTTTTGGATAATCCGTAGCAACTTAAACATATAACGAAAGCGGAACTATGTCTGTAAACGTAACTACTTCCTTTGTGAAGCAGTTTTCCGCAAACGTCCAACTTCTCGTCCAACAGATGGGAAGTAGGCTACGGAATACTGTTACATTGGAAACAGGTAAGGTCGGTGAAGAAGTCTTCATGGATCGAATCGAATCAGTCGCGGCTCAAAGAGTAAATACTCGCCATGCTGATTCACCATTGATGAGTACACCTCATGATCGAAGGAAAGTAACTCCTTCTGATTTTGATTGGGGTGATATGATTGATAATCCTGATAAACTCAGGATGCTCATTGATCCTGCATCTGCATATAGTGCTAACGCATCTATGGCAATGGGCAGGGCAATGGACGAAACCATTATCAGCGCATTGGTAGGAACTGCTAAATCAGATGCTTCTGATGGCACTTCTAATGCTGACACTTCAGTAGCACTTCCTTCTAGCCAAAAGATTGCTATTAACGCTAACAATTATGTGGTCGAGGGTTCTTCTGAATCTGGAAACCAAGGATTAACTGTTGGTAAGCTTATTGAGGCAAGGAAAATTCTCGGTGCTAATGATGCTGATGATTATGATGTAAATGGTAATAGTAATCTCTTTCTGGTTGTGAATTCTTCACAATTAGCAAATTTACTGAAAAAGACTGTAGTAGCAAGTGCTGATTACAACGAAATCAGAGCTTTAGTTGCTGGAGATTTAAATCAGTATATGGGATTCAACATTATCCGAACTGAATTAATTCCCAAAAAAGGGGGTACTCATAGTTCAGGTTCATTTACTTATGATCCTGCTGATCAGGAAAATAGTGGTGATCCAGAACATTGTATTGCCTATCATCGCAGAGGAATTGGCCTTTGCATCTGGGAAGACATCGTAGCTAGAATTTCTGAACGACCCGACAAGCGGTTTAGCCAATACATCTATTACAGGATGACATTGGGTGCAACTCGCTTGGAAGAAAAGCGAGTCGTACAGATTTCCTGCCTTCAATAATTAAGAAAGGAGATCGAATATGGCTACAACTTACGCTAATAATAGGCGCAAAACTGTTGAATCCATCACTAATCCGAGAACAATGTCTAATGTTGCGGAGCAGGGTGGACGAATGCGTGTTATGTATGACACGTATGAAGCAGATGGTAATACTTCTACTAATAACACAGGTGCTAATGGCACAATTGTTGTTATTGGAACATTACCTAAAGGAGCAAGAATCTGGAACATTATGCTTCAAGCAGATGCTTTAGGTTCTAGTGTCACTTTAAGTGCTGGATATAGCGCACATACTAATAGTGATACAGATGCTTCTGTTAGCGTTGATTTAGTTGCATTTATCGCGGCTACAGCAATGAATACCGCAAAAAAGGTACTTCATTCTAGTTGGGGTATTCAAACTGCAACAAGTATTGATAATACAGGTTTTGAATGTGTTGATGTAAATGGAACTGACATCGTTGTAGACATCGATGCTGCCCATGCTACTGGCACAATTAAATCTGCTATTTTCTATACAATAGACTGACCAAAAAGGGGGCTTCGGCCCCCACAAGGCCCCTATGACTGATGCTGTTGCAATCGCCAATATTGCACTAAACAATTTAGGCGATAAAACAATTAGTGATTTTTCTGATAACACAGCACAAGCCTTTGCGACTAAAACAAGGTTTAGTGATGTTGTGAATCAGGTTCTTAGGGCGCATCCTTGGAATTGTGCTACTAAGAGAGCAACTTTAGCTAAATTCACAGTTAAACCTACTTATAACTTTGATCATGCTTATCAGCTTCCAACTGATGCATTAAGAGTTCTTTCTTTGTATGAGGAAGTTAATTATGACTATGCTTGGAAGATTGAGCTTATTGCTGATGGTGAAGAAGATCGACTTGCCCTAGTGACAAGTTCATCAACTGCAAATATAACTTATGTTAAAAAGTATATTGGTAGTGGTAACCACGACAATAAAGAAGCGGTCATGACCTTAAACAACTTTGATCCTATTCTTGTGCAAGCAGTAGGCATGGCGTTAGCAGGTGAAATTGCAATGGATTTAACAGGGCAATCTCAATTACGTGATCTTATGCTTGGCAAATATCAAGCAATCTTGTCAGAAGCTAGAAGTATTAACGGACAAGAAGGTACTGCTGATAGAATTGAGTCTAATGAATGGATCAATGCTAGGACAAAAAGTGCTTCTGGATACTTTAAACCCTTTTCCGCAGATACGGCTAACGGTGTTACGGCATAATGGCACGTACTACCTCAACTCAAACCAACTGGTTTGGCGGTCAGATCGCAGAGCAAAGGCATGGCTATGCATCTGATCAGTTATATTTCTC